TCAGATTACCTCGCCGGGAAACCGGAAACGTGCCACGATACGGCGCTGCCAGGGTCGCGACAGCGGGCTTTCGATCACCCCGTGCCCGGAATAGGCATGAATGACCGTCGCCATGCCCGCTGCCTCGGAACGGATACCAAGATGTTTCGCAACCGCGCCGTCACGCATCCGGAACAACAGGACGTCCGCTGGCCGGTCGCTGGCCAAGGGTTGCGGCCACAGGTAGGCACCCGCCGCTTCCCACAGACGTTCCTCGCGCTGCGGTTCGGACCAGTCCGGCGCGTAGGCCGGTACAACCACCGGCTCGGCGCCATACAGCTCGCGCCAGACGCCGCGGATCAATCCCAGACAATCCGCCCCGGCGCCACGCGATGCCCCCTGGTGGCGGTAAGGCGTGCCGATCCAGCCGCGGGCAATACGCAGGACGTCCTCCGTGAGATCGCTCATTGATAGAGACTCCCGCCAGTATTGCCGGCCCCCTTGCGCGGATAGGCCAGCAGCCAGTCCTCGCCCGGAATATGTGGGCAGCCACGGAAATTGGCAAAATTGCCGAATTCAGCTCTGCATGTCTCGGCACGCTTGTCGCATCCGGCCGTCAGACGAACGCGGTCGCCGGGATCGACCGTGGCACCGAAGGATTCCCACAGGTCGACGCGACGCCCGTTACCCCGCAACCGGTCGGCCTTGATCTGGCCGGAAAGCCCCGCGGCGGCGCCGTTCAGAACCGTAACGCTGCCACGTTCAAACCAGCGATCCGCATGTTCTCCCTCCGGGATGACTTCGAGGACCTGACCGTTGAGCACAGACGCCACCACGGCTTCGACGCTGAATGCCGGCTGCCCGAGGTCGATGCCGCATTTCTGGTCACCCAGCCGTGCCGTGCAGTCACGCTGATAGACCCGAGCCTTGGCACTGTTCAGCGCTTCCGTCTGCCCCCTCAATTCCGCGGTAAAGGTCCCTGCCTGGGTTGTCACCTCGCCGATCCGCCCGCGAAAACGGAGGGAACGCTGCGACACGTCCGTCCAGTTTACCATCCAGGCCTCGATCTCGGCGCCATCAAAGCGCCCGGCCCGCAGATCGCCTTCCGTCACGCTCTCCGAGGTGAGAATCCCGGTCGCTTCGGTATTGTCGACCGAAAGACCGGTGCTTTGCTGCACGGAATTCGCCGTCAGTCCCGACCCGGCACGATAGATGATCCCGTCGATTTCCAGATCGTTGTCGTGGTCGGTGAAGCCGAAGACCGCGCCGTCCTTGCGCCGCACAGTCCAGACGTTGCACACTAGAGTGTGGCCGGTGCTCAAATGCTCGAGAAAATCGCCAGAGATTGCCATCACACCCGCAGCTCCACGACAGGAACGTCCGGCACGTCGCCGGCCTGAAAGCTCGCGACGGAAATCTGGATGCGGTCCGTGTCGAACCGCACCGGTACGTCGAATTCGAAGCCCGCCGTCACGGCCTGGCCAATCGCCGGTGGCGAAACAAGCACCACTTGACCGGTCGTCGCATCGACGACGAAATCGGCCCCCTCGGCCAGAACGACGTCCCCAACGGCAACCGTGACGCTGCCTGCCACCGGCTTGCGGATCGGACGTACATAGGATTGCCCACCGGACGCGTACACTTTGGTCAGCTGGAAGATCTTCGTCGCGCCGTCCCCATTGCCCAACATCTGGTCCGACGGCTGGACCGCATCCAGGACCGGGCAACTTTTGTAATCCGACCAGTCCTTCCAGCGAAAGCCGTAAAGCTGGCCCTGGCGCGCCTCGAAGAATGCGATCAGGGTCTCGATATCGTTGAGCGACCGCATTCCCATCCCCGCATCATAGTGCCGGCGCGAGTGCAGCCAGGGCGAATTGCGTTCCTCGAACCCGTTGGCCAAGGTGACCACCGAGGTCCGGCGTTCCGGCCCGCCCATGGAGCCGAAGCTCAGGGACGCCGGGAACCTCACTTCGTGAAATGCCATCTCGTGGCCCTCCTAGCGATTGCGCTGCCCGCGCGCGAGCGCACGGCCGACCTGGGTCGCGATCTGTCCCTGGCTGCGACGGAAAGAGTCCGGATTGGGCGTCGAAATGTTCATGACCACCTGCACGGGACGCGCGCCGCTTTCCGCGCGCACCCCGAGGCTGCCATCGGCGCCGCGGGTCAGAGGCATGATCGCCTCAGGTCCGGCCTCGCCCATCAGCCCCGCCCCGCCGCGCATCGGAAAGTTCACCGGGCTGGTCACGACACCGCCCTTGGCAAAGGGCATGACCCGGCCCTGCGCGAAAGAACCGCCCTTCTCGAAGGGCAGCATGGCACCGACTGCTGTTTCCAACCCGCTGCTGACCAGGGAGCCAAGCTGCCGGGCAACTGGATTGACCGCCGAGGAATAGGCCGATCGGATCATGGATTCCCCCACCGAGTGCAGCGCATCCGAGAGCCGCATCCCGTCGAAGATCACCCCGTCGAACGCGCCGCGAAGACCGCGGCCGATGCCGTTCGACAGGTCGCTGACCTGCCGCCCGGTATCCGCGATTGTCACCCGCATCTGGCTCATCGCGTCGGCAAAGGCACCGGCCACGACCTGCGTTCCGGCCAGGCTGTCCTCCAGCGCGGCGATCTGATCGTTAAAATCGTCAAGTCCGGTCACTTCCGTCATCCGGGACCTCCTTCCTGTCGGGGAAACGCTCGACCAGCGCCGATAGGCCGGCGCGGGTCATCGCAGCACCGCCAGCCTCGCGCCCGAGCATCAGCATCAACTCGGCCGGGGTCAGCGCCCAGAAATCGCGCGGGGTCAGCCGCAGTTCCGTCAACCCCGCGCGCAGCATGCCCGGCCAGTCCAGCCGCCCCGGCGGCAGGGTCATGCCGGCACCGAAAATGCCCTGGCCAGCAGCGTGGCCGCCATCGTGGCTGCGCGCACCGGCCCGCCCTCGATTTCGGCCGTCATCAATTCGCCGGCGCTCACCTGCCAGCCCCCCCCGCGCAGACCGGCCACGACGAGGGCCAGGACGTCCCGCGCGGAATAGGCATTTCCTTCGAAGCGTTCCACCAGCGCCACCAGGCTGTCGGAACCGAGCCCGGATTCCAGCTCGGCCAACGCCCCCAGGGTCAGCTTCAACGGCCGCGCCCGACCGTCGATGACCAATTCCGCCTCTCCGGCCCAGGGATTTGCCATCAGAGTGCCGTAAAGGACAGAGCCCCGGCCGACGCCATCGACAGCTCGTAGGTCGCCTCGCCGTTGAAGCTGCCCGCATATTCGATCGAGGCAATCTGGAACGGCCCCTCCACAGTTCCGAAGTCCGGAATGATCACCCGGAAAGCCGGGACCTCGCCGGCAAAGAAGATCTCCCGCGCGCGCGCGTCGGTCACATCGTCCTTGAAGACGCCGGATCCGGACAGGCTTGCAGATTTCATGCCGGCCCCGGCAAGGAGCTCGCGCCAGCCGCCGGTGCTTTCCAGATTGGTGATGTCCACCTGCTCGGCGTTGAAACTGATACGGGTGGCGCGCAACCCGGCGATGGTCTGGAAATCGCCGGTTCCGTCCATATCGACCTTGATCAGCAGGTCCTTGCCGTTCTGAGCTGCCATGGCTCACCTCCGTTACTGCGTGTCTTCGACGATCGCCCGAAACCACAGGTCGATCCGCCGCTGTTCGTTCTTGCCGCTCCGACGCGCCCGGGCGCGCTGGAAATCCATTGCCACCAGCCGCCCGCGCCCGAGTGTCATCGGCGCTCGATGCAGCCGATCAGATACGGCGGCGGCCACCGTCTTGAGCGCTGCAAAGCCTGCCGCCTGCCCGACGACCGTGATGACCAGCCGATGCGTCGCCAGGTTCCCGGTGCTGTCCGGGCTGCCGGTTGCATCTTCGGGGCCGAGCGCAACGTAGAGAGCCGGCGCGACGCCCGCAGGCGCCGCGTCGAAGACCGCCTCGCCGACCAGCCCGGCAATCACGGGATCACCCGCCAAGGCCTGCCAGACAGCCGCCTGCAACGCTGCCGTCATCCCATAACTCATGCCACGCTCTCCTCGATCATCTCGCAGACCAGATAACGGGCATCCGCGTCGGCTTCGGTGACGGCGAGGATGCGCCAGCGCCGCTCGCCGCTGCGCAGCCGCTGCCCCGCCAACGGACGGGACAACGCTCCCGGTGGAGCGGCTCGCACCACGGCGCGTACCGGAACTTCGGACAGCGCCAGCTCGCCCGAGGCTGCCAGCCTGCCGCGCCCCGGCTCGAGCCCGGCCCAGATCAGGCCTAGCGCCGTCCAGGTCTCGACATAGCCACCGGCACCGTCGGCCACCCGGCCGGGCGCTTCGAGCGTCAGGCGCCAGTTCAGACGCGGCGGCCTCATGCCGGCCGTCCGCCGAGGATGCGCACCGTGCGGAAGCGCGCGATCAGCCTGGCCACGCCCGACGGCAGCGCCCCGTCCTCGGTATCGACCTCGTGGCGCTGCTCGTAGAAATGCGCAGCCAGGATAAGAACCGCCTGCGCGAGATCGGCGGGCAGGCCGTCCCATTCCGCGGCAAACCCGGCCTCGAAACCGATCTCGACATAGCCGTGGCTCGGCACCATCGGCAGCCGGGTGTGAACCGAGCGCAGCACCGGGCGCTGTTCGGACGGCACCAGCACCAGCAGGGCCAGATCCACCGGAACCTCGTCCCCGGAACGCGTCACCGTCTTCACCCAGGAAATCTCGTTGACCGGTGCCACCGGCAGAGCCTGTTCGTCCAGTGCGCGCCAGCCTTCCAGTTGCCAGATGAAGGTCCGCTCCAGGAGAACCTTGCCGGTCCGTGCCTCGATGGCCGCGATCGCCGCGCGCAGGCTCGCCTCCAGGATGCCGTCCTGCAGATCATCCTCGCCGAAGCCGCTGCCGAGGCGCAGATGGTCCCGGAACCGCGTCATCGGCAGGCTCTCCGCCGCGATGCCGTTCTGTTCCTTAAGTCTCATTCGGATCCTCCAAAGACAGGTCTGGGCGGAAATCAGCACGGATGCGCCGGCCGGTCGCGCCGCTCGGGCGGTTGGAACAGGCTAGAGGCCGCTTGCGACGCGGCGCATCCGCGGGCCCGGACGTTACCGGCCGGACCCATTCGGGTCCGCTCAGGCGGTGCCGAACTTCAAGAGTTTGATCGCGGCGAAATCGCTGACATCGCCACCGACGCGCTTGGTGGCGTAGAACAGCACATGCGGCTTGGCCGAGAACGGGTCGCGCAGCACCCGCAGGTCCGGGCGCTCCGCCACGGTGTAGCCGGCCCCGAAATCCCCGAAGGCGATGGCAAAGGTATCGACGCCGATATCCGGCATATGCTCGTCGACCAGAACCGGATAGCCCATCAGCCGCGGCGGCTCGCCGGCGGCCAGGCCGTCCGACCACAGGAACCGGCCATCGGCATCCTTGAGCTTGCGCACCGTGCCGGCGGTCTTCGAATTCATCACGAAGGTGCCATGCGCGCGGTATTGCGAGCCCAGCGCATAGACCAGCTCGATGATCGCGTCCGACGGGCTGCCCATGCCGAAATCGCCGGCCTGACCGGTGACCACATAGCCGAGATTGCCCCAGCTCCAGGTCGCATTCGCCACCTTGGCATGGGACAGGATGCCCTTCGGCTTGTCCTGGCCATCGCCGTTGATGAAGGCGTCGCCCTCCGCGCGGGCGAACTTGTCGGCGATGCGGGTGGCCAGCCAGCCCTCGATGTCGAAGGCACTGTCATCCAGCAGCCGCTGCGACGCCTTGGGCAGCGCCGAGAGCTCGTGCAGCGGGATGGTGATCCGCTCGATCTTCGGCGCATCGGTCTCGGCCAGCGCCGCGGTCTCGCTCGACCAGCCCGAACCGATATCCTCGTAGTCGATCAGCACGTCATAGGAGGTCGCCTCGACATTGACGACGCTGGCTACCGAGCGCAGCGACACCGAGGATTGCAGCACCGTGCGGATCATGTCCGAGGTCTGCGGATCGACCAGGTAGCCGCCGTCGGAATTGATGGCGGTGGTCATGCCCTTGCCTTCCAGCTGCACGCCGCGCAGCGGGGCCTCGTCGCCGCTGCGCAGATAGCCGGCAAAGGCCTTTTGATGCGGGGCCTCGACATCGGCAGAGCTCGAAAGCGCCGGGCGTCCGGCAAAGGCGGTCTTGCGATCCAGCATGGTCAGTTTCTCGTCTGTTGCATGAAGCTGCTGTTTCATCTCGGCCTGGAATGCCGAAAGGTCGTGGATCAGTCCGGCCAGGGCGGTCTTCACCTCGGCCGCCGCGGATGGGCGGTGCAGGTCGCCGCCGGGCATGTCTGTCCCGGCCCGAGCCTTGGTCTCGGGGGTCATGTCTGCTCTCCTTGATGGTGAAAGGGCTGGCCTAGCGCGCGCCTGCCAGCTGGTGACGGGCATCCCGGAAGAGCTCCGCCAGTTCGCGCAGCGCGTACTCCGCGCCGTCCTCCGCCTTCTGCCCGACACGGGCATCGGGCAGCATCGGGAAAGTGACCAGCGACACCTCCCAAAGCTCGATCTCCTCCAGCACCCGTCGCCCCTTTTCGTCGCGGCTGGCGCGGATGGTGCGATAGCCGATGGACAGGCCGTCGATGGCCCCCGCCTCGATCAGGCGTGCGGCCTCGCGGCCCTTCTCGACCTCGGTCAGCAGCCGGCCCTTCACCCGCAGGCCGCGCTCGTCCTCGACCACCTCGTCCCAGACACCGATCGGCTGGGCCGGGTCGTGCTGCCAGAGGAGCTTCACGCGCCGCTCGGCCTCGGCCAGCCGCTTCAGGCTGCCGCGATAGGCCCCCGGCGCAACCACGTCGCCACCCTGGTCGGTCAGACCGAACAGGCTGGCATAGCCCTCGATCACCGTGCCGTCGGTCACGGTCACACCCTCGCCCAGCCGGCAGAATTTCTGCTCCAGCCCGTAATCCTCTGTCGCCATCGTCACATTCCTCCGGGGGTCATGGTCAGGAGCGTCTTGATGGCCTGGGCCAGGATCGTGGCCACCACGCCATAGACCGTCAGCCACAGCCGGCGTTCCATCCGCTCCATCAGCGCCTCGATGCGGACCAGCCGCACCTCGACCGCATCGAACTTCATCTGCAGGATCTGTTCCTGCGCCGCCTGGAACTCCTTGGCGCCGAAGGGCACCGGCTGGGTGCCGCCGCCATACTGGAACGGCTCGAAGAGGAATCGCGACCCGCCGGCGGGATGTTCACCCACGGGCCGGCTCCTCCGCGGGCGGCGCCAAGGGCGGCAGGCCCAGCATGGCACGCTTTTCGGCATCGGTCAGAAAGGCCGCCTGCGACACCCGCCGCCACACCGCCTCGCGTTCCACCGACAGTGCCGGCACCTGGTCCAGGTCGGGCCGGAGCTCCACCTCGTGACCCTCGAATTCCGACAGCCATTGCGACAGCGCCGCCGTCACCCGCGCCGCCAGCGGCAGGACCGTGAGCCGGTAGAAGGCGCGGTTGGCCTCCTGGTAATTGGCATAGGTCGCATCGCCCGGAATGCCGATCAGCATCGGCGGCACCCCGAAGGCCAGGGCGATCTCGCGCGCCGCCGCTTCCTTGGTCTGCTGGAATTCCATGTCCGAGGGGCTGAACCCCATGGGTTTCCAGTCGAGCCCGCCTTCCAGCAGCATCGGCCGACCGGCATTCTTGGCGCCCTGATAGTTCGCGGCCATCTCCTCGATCAGCCGCTGGTACTGGTCGTCGCTCATCGTCGGCTGGCCTTCGGCGGTGCGATAGACGATCGCCCCCGAGGGTCGCGCCGCATTGTCGAGGAGCGCCTTCGACCAGGACGAGGCCGCGTTGTGCACGTCGATGGCGACGGCCGCCGCCTGCAGGGGCGCCAGACCGTAATGATCGTCCTGCGGATGAAAGCTCTTGATGTGGCAGATCGGGCGGCCCGCGCTCATGTCATAGCGGTGCTTCCGGCCGCCGACGCTGTACTCGTAGGCCACCGGCCAGCCATCGGCGCCGGGGATCAGGCTCATCCGGTCCGAGCGCAGCACATGCAGCTCGAAGGGCAGGCCCTGCCCGTCGCCCACCGCCTCGACATAGGCGTTGCCGGTCAGCAGAAGCTGCGCATAGAGCGCCTCCAGCAGCTCGGCCCGCCCCTGCATCGGGTTGGGCCGCTGGATCAGCCGGCCCAGCGGATGCGCCTCGTAGCGCTGGCACTGGTCCTGCACCACCAGCGGCAGCGCCGCCGCCGCCTCCGAGATCAGCTTCACCGAGCGGAACCCCACCGGATTTCCGGCGAACCCGTTGCGGGTGATCGAGGCCACGTCGCGCGGCGACCATACCGCGCGGCCGGCCCCGGACAGGGCGATCACCGGCCCCGAGGCCGAGCTCTTCCAGTCCGGGGCTCCCGCGCTCCTGCGCCTCAGAAAGTCGACTGCCATCTGACTGGCTCCTCTCGTTTTCGGCAAAGCTTTCCCGTCCCCTGCCGCCGCCGGCGGGGCCAGGCCCTGTCATCTGCGTGAAGTCCCGCGTTGCTCAGAGACCGCGGATGCGCGGCCGCGACCAGCGCTGCGACGGCTCGACCATCAGGTCGGTCAGCGCCCAGACCAACGCGTCCACCCGGTCGGGACTGCCCTTGCCCAGATAGCCCTGCGGGGTCATCTGGCACATCTGGTCCTCCAGCGCCGCGAGGCCGCGCACATGGCTGATGCGCCCCTGCTCGTAGAGCGCCGCCACCGGCTCGGCCCGCACCGCCTTGGCGCGGCTGGCCCGCACGGCGCGGAACGGCACCATCGGGTCGATCTGGCGGATCACCGTCTCCACCAGATCGCCGCCCTGGTTGACCTCGGCCACCAGCCGGTCGGCACCATGGCGGTGATAGGCATCCAGCGCCGCCTGCGCCCAAAGCTGCGGACTGGCCCCGCGCACGCTGGCATCCTCCAGCACGCAGCCCTTCCAGTCCTGCGGCTGGCCGCGGGTCTGCGCGCCCACCACCACGATGCCGCATTCATCCGATCCGTCATGGCCGGTCACCGGCGGGTCGATCGCCACCACCACCCGGTCCATCTGCGGGGCCCGCGGCACGCTCAGCGCCTCCAGCATGCCCAGCGTCCACATCGCGCCCTCGGCATCCTCCAGCAGGATGCCGTCAAGCTCCTGCCGGCCCAGACGCGACCCGTCATAGCGCGCCCGCACCTCCTCGAGGAAGCTCCGCGCCAGATAGGCCCGGTTCGCCTCGGTCGCGGCATGCGTCACCACGGTCGAGCCGCTCTCCAGGATGCGCTTGAGCACCCCCACGTTGCGCGGCGTCGTCGTCACCACCTGCCGCGGGGTCTGGCCCAACCGCAGCGCGAATTGCAGCATGTCCCAGGCATCCTCCGCCCGTTTCCACTTGGCCAGCTCATCCACCCAGGCCGCGTCGAATTGCGGACCGCGCAGGGCCTCGGGCTCATGCGCCGAAAACGCCTCGGCCGTGGCCCCGTTCGGCCATTCCAGCCGCCGCTTCGAAGCTACCCATTCCGGGCGCCGATCCGGCGGCGAGCAGGCCAGGATGCCGCTGTCGCCCTCGATCATCACGCTGCGCACCTGGTCGAAGGTCTCGCCCACCAGCGCCACGCGCCGGGAACGGCCGGGATCGAGGGGCAATGACCCCTCGACCTCGGAGCGCACCCATTCCGACCCGGCGCGGGTCTTGCCCGCGCCGCGCCCTCCCATGATCACCCATGTCTTCCAGGAACCCTCGGGCGGCAGCTGATGCGGCAGCGCCCAGAACTCGAACAGATAAGGCAGCGCCAGCAGCGCCCCCTTGGTGAGGCTACCCAGAAACGCCTCCTTCTCCGCCTCGCTCGCGCAGGCAAGCCAGTCGGCGCCCGATTTCAGTTCGGGCCGCCTCGAAGTCGATGGCGAAATCGCCCCGGGCGATGCCGGATTGCCGCTTTCTGTGGTCATCGAGTTTCAACCTTGCCTTCAGGGTGCCGTGGGCAGCCTCCTCCAGGGTGGACACGATCTTCTTCGTGCTCGCCACCTCGGAGAAATCCCCGGCTTCCATGGACTTGACCAATTCCCTGAGCGCGTCTCCCGCGCGCTCAAAGATCTCGAAAGCTTCCGAGAACATCTTCTCGGAAGACCGCGCTTCGTCTCCCCCCTCGGGATAGATCAGCGTCATCGTTACCAACCTCTCTCATGCAGAACCCCGCACGAGCGGACATGAAAAAAGCACCTCCGGGTTGCCCCGGGGTGCCTTGCCCACGTCTTCTAGCTTGCCTGAAGTGATACCTCGGACCGGGCGCTCTGTCAAGCCGGACAAACCCGCAGACGCCCCCTAAGCCGTTCTTTGCATTAGCATATTCCTTACCGAACCGTTAACGCGGCATGGTAAATGCCTGATCCGGCTAGGCCGGGGCAGGAACCGGAACCTTTACGCCGCCGCGCTCCCGACCCGGTCGCAGACCGGACCCGGCCGTCCTCAACAGCCCGGCACCGGCAGCACCGGCGCACCCGGACGACTCGGCACGCGACTCGCCGGGACACAGCGAGGCGTCCGCGAGGCCGTCGCCGCCGCCTGCGCTTCGGACCGCTCGGCCGCCCTGATCTGGTTCTGCAACCGCACCTGCTCCACCGTCGGCGCCATCGCCACGCTGGAGGTCCCCGACAGCGATCCCCGCGCCGCATCCAGCGCTTGTGCCCGCATCCGCGCCTGGCGCAGCGCCGCGAGGTCGCTGCCCGATGCCTGCGCCCCGGCCGGCGTCGCATCGACGCGCGCCTGCAACACTTGCATCTGCCTGCGCTGCGCCTCCATTGCCGCATCGTTGCGGGCAATCTCCGCGGGCGGCAACACCGCCGAAGTGGGGCCTCGCACGGCAAAGCGCCCACCAGCCGCCGTACCGCCCCCCGCGGCGACGGCCGTACCGCCCGTGCTCACCGGCGGCGCCACGTCATAGACATCGTCGATCCGGGTCAGGTCGCCGCACCCGCCAAG